CAGGCAAGGTAAAACAAGACGAGGGTCATACGCTGCTTATCTTGACATCAGTCATCCAGATGTAATAGAGTTCCTCGAGATGCGTAAACCGACAGGTGACCCCAATCGTCGATGCTTGAATCTACACCACGGCATCAATGTCCCCGATAGGTTCATGGAGATAATCGAACGCTGCATGCAAGACGAAGATGCAGATGACGGTTGGAACCTGACAGACCCATCAAGCGGCGAGATTCGCGAAACAGTCTCAGCAAAAGAACTGTGGCAGAAGGTACTTGAACTGCGTATGGAAACCGGCGAACCGTACATCCACTACATCGACTCAAGCAATCGAGCAATGCCTCAGTTTCAGAAAGACTTGGGTCTGAAGATTCACCAGTCTAACCTATGTTCGGAGATCATTCTCCCAACAAACGAAGAACGGACAGCTGTCTGTTGTCTGTCATCTGTCAACGTTGAGCACTACGACTCATGGAGCAAGAACACTATGTTCCTGCGTGACATGGCAGAGATGCTTGACAACGTGCTACAGTTCTTCATCGACAACGCGCCAGATACAGTGAAGCGAGCAAGGTTCTCTGCTATGCGTGAACGGTCAATTGGTATCGGTGCGCTGGGTTTCCACGCATACCTCCAGAAGAAGTCGATGCCATTCGAATGCGCAATGGCGAAGGTACTGAACAACCGCATATTCTCTCACATCAAGACTAAAGTGACAGAGGCGAGTATTCAGTTGGGCACGGAACGTGGTGAAGCACCTGACGCTGAAGGAACAGGACAGAGATTCAGTCACACGATGGCAATTGCCCCGAACGCATCCAGCAGCATCATCATGGGCAACACCTCGCCTAGCATTGAACCATATCGTGCCAATGCATACAGGCAGGACACTCTCTCGGGCGCGTTCATGAATAAAAACAAATACCTTGTCGCGTTGATTGATAAGAAGATTGAACTGGGCGCAACCAAACTAGATGCTAGTGAAATTTGGTCCAGCATCATCGCCAACGATGGTTCGGTTCAACACCTCCGCTTCTTACAACCAGAAGAAAAGGATGTGTTCAAAACTGCGATGGAGATTGACCAGCGATGGATTATTGAGCATGCCGCAGACAGGCAAGCATATGTTGACCAAGCGCAATCTCTCAATGTATTCTTCCGCCCAGATGCAAACATCCTCTACATCCACACAGTTCACTTTCTCGCGTGGAAGCGCGGATTGAAGACCATGTACTACTGTCGTTCTGAGAAACTCGGCAAGGCAGACAAGGTGAGTGCGCGTATCGAACGTGATGTGATTAAAGAGATCGACCTTGCTGCTGTCATTGATGACAGTGAATGCATTGCGTGTGAGGGTTGAACATATGTGGGGGTCTCTATGAAAGCAGGTTACATATTGGATAAAATCCTCAGTGATGAGGAATTGAATGAAGCGCGAGAATTTGCAGCAGGTCTCAGTTTCTACACAGTATATCAAATGTATAATCTTTTTCACTTGGACAGAGCAGATGTCCCTAGAGAGGATACTTCGGGTTTCACGTCCGCCTTGAAGAAATACTCAAAGCACGACAAGAGTATTGGTTCATATTTCTTGAGATATAGGAAGGGGTCGTTCACAAGATGCCACCACGACGACGACACAGACCTCACTATCGTCACCTTACTAGACGACAAGGACTTGGTCGGGGGACACTCAATTGTTTTGGAAGAATATGAGGAAAGAAAAAGACCCGCAGAACAATACTGTAGGAGAGACGAAAGTAAAGAACCCACCGGACCATACGGACAACAGATTATCCCAGATATCCTGCCAGTAAAAGTTGGCGAGAGTTTAGTTTATGGTCCAGAACTGAAACACGGAGTTTCACAAGTGCATGGAGGAGAGCGATTAGTTTTGGTCTCATGGTATAAAAACAACAGCAAGGTATCCTAATGAAGTTAAAGTTGACAGACGAAAGAGAATATTTCAAACCATTCAATTACCCATGGGCATATGACGCTTGGTTGAAGCACGAGCAGTCCCATTGGTTACACACAGAAGTCGCTATGGCAGAAGATGTGAAGGACTGGCAGCGTAAGATCTCTCCAGAAGAAAAGGGTTTCCTGACTAACATCTTCCGTTTCTTCACGCAGGGCGACATCGACGTTGCTGGTGGTTATGTTAACAACTATCTCCCGTACTTCCCTCAACCCGAGGTGCGCATGATGCTCATGGGTTTCGCTGCGCGTGAAGCACTTCACGTTGCTGCATATTCTCACCTGATCGAGACTTTGGGCATGCCTGAGTCAACATACAACGAATTCTTCGAGTACGAAGCAATGCGAGAGAAACATGACTACTTTATGGAGTTGTCTTCATCAAACGGAACCAAGGAATCGGTTGCAACAAATATAGCGGCGTTCTCTGCGTTTACTGAGGGTATGCAGTTGTTTTCATCTTTCATCATGTTGCTGAACTTCCCGCGCCACGGTAAGATGAAAGGCATGGGACAGATAGTAACTTGGTCCATCGTTGACGAAACAATGCACGCTGAGTCTATGATTAAATTATTTCGTACATATGTAGAAGAGAACCTAGAAATATGGAATGATGAACTCAAGAGCAAAGTTTATGCAATCGCAGAGCGCATGGTCGAACTCGAAGATCAATTTATAGACCTCGCTTTTGCAATGGGTCCAATGGAAGGATTGTCCGCAGAAGAAGTCAAAGAATATATACGATACATCGCAGACCGTCGTTTGATTAGTTTGGGTATGAGAGGGATATTTAAGGTTAAGAAAAACCCGATACCATGGGTTGAGGAAATGATCAATGCGCCTACGCACACCAACTTCTTCGAGAATAGGTCAACGGACTATGCACGTGGTGCAATCAGCGGAGACTGGAAGAACGTTTGGGGCGCAGTTAAATAGTGTCTGGAGAAATGAATATATACTTCTGGAAATCTAATGGATATAAGAATGGATGATAGTTACACTATAGATTGTGGACTTTGCGAGACAATAACAGAAGTTATTGTCGACTCAACGGGAGGGTCTGAGCCAGAGTACTGCCCGATGTGTGGCACGCCGATTATCCCAGAATGACTTGGTTATATGAAGGCGAGGAGTTCTCGCCAGAGTATGAATCAATCGAACATTGGGTTGGGTTCGTCTATGTTATAACGGAACTGAACACTGACATGAAATATGTTGGCAAGAAGTTCTTCCATAGAAAAAAGACTTTGACTATAACCAAGACCCGCAAGCGCAGGAAACACACTCGGGTAGAGTCAGACTGGAGAGAATATTTCGGGAGTTCAGTCAAGGTGCAGGAGTTACGCGAGCAGTATGGCCCAGATGCATTCAAGAGAGAAATAATTCGCTTGTGTGCGACCAAAGGGGACTGTGCTTATTATGAAACGAAAGAGCAATTTGACCGTGGTGTCTTACACAACGATGATTACTACAACGGCATTATCAACTGTAGGATAAATCGGTTTCACCTTTCGGTAAACAAAAAATGACAATTAGGTCTGATCACAGCGTGTGGTTTCCTAGATAAAATTGTACATGAGGAATTAAATATGATAACAGAAATACAAACAGGTGAACAAACAAGGTTAGAACTCTACGAGATCCTAGATTCTATCAGCAAAGAAGATCCAAAGTCTAGGGTTGGACTTATCAGAAACTATATAGAAAGGTATTCCTCATTCTCAGATTACGTCCGTTGTGTGTTTGATAAAAATATAATGTTTCTTCTCCCCGACAGTAGACCCCCATTTACCCCAGCGGTAGAAGGTGCTGTATTTTCTAGTTGGCACAATCAAAACCGCACACTGCAATATTTTGTCAAGGGTTTGAATGCAGACAAGTTAAATGTCTTGCGAAGAGAGTCCATGTTTATTGGCATGCTAGAATCTGTCCACCCCGCAGACGCAGAAATCTTGATTGAGATGACTCAAAAGAGAACTCCGTGTGAAGAGTTGACAGTAGAAACGGTGATGGAGGCAATGCCCACTTTGTTATGATTCTTCCTTAATTTACTCACTTAAAGATCGGAGTCGCCTATGGTAACAACAAATCAACTTGAACGATTACGCAAGGATAGCGCAGAGTTATCCCGTTATGTTCATAAACTAACGAGGAAGGGCAAAGAAGACCTTGCCCATAAAGTTGAAAAAAAGCGGGAGTTCCTTGATGATTATATCAATGAACTCGAACTCAGCGACATTCCCGTTCGGGTAAGTAACTAGGAGGTGATCATATCTCGTGCCCTGTTTTCGGACAGGGTTACGTCACCTCTTTCAAATCATTTCACGTATTGCCTAAAAGTTGTTGATTTCTCACTCGAGATGCTTATAATAAAGAACATCGTCTGCCTTCTGCTACATTCTACTCTTTCTCAACACAATGATGTAGACTAGTGTCTGTACTATCTAATAGTGTACCTTTTTTATTGGAGTTATTTTAATGCCATTGTATGATATTCGAGTTATTGAAACTGGAGAAGAAAAAGAGATGCTTTGTTCGTATTCTTCTTTAAAAGAAAAGATAGATTCAGGTGAGGTAGAAATACTGCACAAAAGTTCGCCTATGTTGGTAACACACGTTGGTGGTACTCTCAAACAAACCTCTGATGGATGGAAAGATATTCTTAAACAGACCAAGAGGTTTTCTGGTCGCGGCAATACAATTAAGGTCTAGATAATGTCACAACAGAAACCCCAACAAAAAAGACAAAGAGACTTCGCCCCTCGCAAGTTAAAGATTGAAGACCTTGGTACATTTGATGCGCTAACAGATAATCAAACGAGGGCCAGAGAAGCATGGAAAGATGGAGACCATCTTGTTTTAAGTGGTTCAGCGGGGACAGGTAAAACTTTTACTGCACTCTACCTTGCTTTACAAGACGTTATGAATAAGTCTACTCCATGGGAGAAGATTCATCTTATACGATCAGTCGTGCCAACAAGGGAGGTTGGGTTTCTTCCTGGAACAGCAGAAGAGAGACTCCTACCATTCATAACTCCGTACATGTCATTGACAAACGATATGTTTGATCAATCCGGTTCCTACAACCAACTTGTTGAGCAGGGGATTATAGAGTTTCATTCTACTTCTTTTATCAGAGGTACAACATTCGACAATGCAATTATACTGGTCGACGAAATGCAGAACTTGACATTTCACGAACTTGACTCAGTTGTTACCAGAGTTGGTCTAGACTCAAGGATAATGTTTGCTGGTGACTACTACCAGTCAGACTTTGTTAAGAAGGGCGACAAGAATGGCATACACCAGTTTCTCCGTATAATTGAAGTTATGAAGAATTTTTCTATTATAGAATTTGGGTGGCAAGATATTATTCGGTCAGACTTTGTTCGTGACTACATAATGACAAAAGAGATGCTTTCTGGAGAGTGGAAGTGAAACGATTATTAAATATTAACGAACTGAAAGATGACCTCGCGCGGGACGAAGGCAGAGTCGATGAGATATACATCGACTCACTTGGACACAAGACGTTTGGTATCGGACACCTTGTACTCGAGACAGACTCAGAGTACAACTGGCCTGCTGGCGCAGAAGTTGAAGCAGACAGGGTCAACGAATGCTTCGAAGACGACATGTTCACGGCACAGAGCGAATGCGTGGAACTATATGGTTGTGAAGAATGGTGGGACTTTGACGGGGAACTACAATCTATCCTAATCAATATGATGTTCAACCTCGGCCGCACACGACTCAATGGTTTCCGCAAGATGAACGCGGCAATCAAAAAACGTGACTGGAAAGAAGCAGGGAAAGAGGGAAGGGACTCTCTCTGGTACAAGCAGGTCGGCAATCGCGCAGAGCGTTTGATGAGTCGTATGGAGAACATGTAATGGCAGCACCTATTGACTTCTCTGCGTGTACAACGCTGGAAGATTGTTTCGCAGTTAAGAAGTTACACCAGTCCCTTAACAAGCATGAATCATTGCGGGACGCTGCCCTGTCCAAGTATGCGACAAGTTGTAAAGTCGTGAAGGAACTTGGAGTGTTCCAAGGAGTAACATTCGGAAGGTTTCTGTCCCTAGATGGCGTCGAGGAAGTGGTTGGGGTTGACATTTCGTTCGACCTCTACCGCTCAAACATTAAAGATATTATCGATTCTTATGCTGCAGCAAACAAGAAGAAAGTCACAATACTTGAAATGAGTTCAACAGACACAAAGTCGGTTTCCCCCTGCGACTTCCTACACATTGATTCTGTACACAATGCGCGAC